ATAGGTAGAGCGCCTTGCTGTTAACAAGGTCGTTGTTCGTTCGAGTCGAACTGGTGGAGCCATAAAGCAGGATGGAGAAGTGGTTATCTCGCTTGCCTCATAAGCAAGAGGTCGCTGGTTCAAGTCCAGCTCCTGCCACCATATAATATCAACCAATAATACTAGCAAAGGAGTATTATGGATAAAATCATCGTTATGTCAGATGACGAAATAGAGGTATTCACAAATGATATCACCAATATCAGTTCTGTCATCGAGTATACCGGTGGTAAGGCTCTTATGATTGAGGCTCTTACCATCGCCAAAGACCGCTTTGAAAACGCGGGGTTAACGAAGCGAGCGGAGACACTCGCGCAAATCATAAATGCGTTAAAGGTGTCTAAATCATGAGTGTTTCACTAAAAGAGGTAATCACATCTGCTGGGTTCGACTTGGATAAAGTTGAGGACGCGGAGTGGTTACTTACTCGAGAGGAAGAGTTTTGTGAGCTTATCGAGCAGGCACAAGACCTTGTTGACTATCATGAGGAACATGATAGGTTCGATGAGAAACACCGTGAAGAATGCGATGAGTGTCAACGAGCCTATGACGACCTCTACCAGGATTGCGCTGATGAAGCAAGGCTTGATGGCAATAAATAATGTTGAAAGGATAAGATATGAAAAACAATTTATTAGCAAAGTTTGAGAAAAACCAGCAAAAGATTGCTGAAGTCAATAAAAAAATTGAAGCTGAGGTCGGACACCTTATCTCCCAGCGAGACAAGCTCGAGGCTGCTAACGCAGAGATGCGAGAGCAAATCAAGCAGGCAATGGAGGAGAACGACATCAAGAAGTTCGACGGTGACCTGGTCGCTATCATATACGTCGCACCAACTACTCGTACCTCGTTTGATTCAAAGCGGTTCGCTGAGGAGCGTCCAGGTATCTACAAAAAATACCTCAAGACATCTGAAGTCAAGAGTTCGATCCGCATTAAGGTCAAAGCCTAATGAAAAAATATGCGAAAGAGTTCATTCAGTCGACCGCATCACAACGGTCGGCTGAATGGTTCTCAGAACGGCTCGGTAAACCATCGGCTAGCATGCTTGGTGATTTGTTTAAGGTGAAGCGAGATGGTGTCACACTAACGGCTAAAGCTAAGGAGTGTTTGAAGCAATTGGCGTTTGAGCGGAGGTTTGGCGTTATCTATGAGTCGTTTCAGACCAAGGCTATGGCGGACGGTGTTTTTTTTGAGAACTTTGCTAAATTGGTATATCAAAAAGATACCGGCAATACATTATCTGAAGCTCATTCGTACGTTTCAGATTGGTTTGTGGCGACACCAGATGCTAAAGTGCTAGAGAATATAACAGGCAAGCATGGGCTGCTTGAATGCAAAGTCGTCGGCAATAAGACGTTCATGGGTATTATGGAGTTTGGTATTCCTTATGATCATGAGTTGCAGGTTCAAGGTCAGATGATGGCTTCTGGTGTTGATTGGGTGGACTATGTCGTGGTCAACCTCAAAACTAAGCACTATATTATTTTGCGTATTCTGCGGAATAATAAGCTCATCAAACGTATTTATGAGCGACTGCATAATTTACCGCCGCTGCCAGAACTGCACGATTTAGGTGTCAAGGAGTTTGACCCTAATTTGCTTACACAATACGTCAATGGCAACACTGAGATTGCTCAGGCGGAAGAACTAATATTACCAGATATAGGCTTTTAGGAGGTCATATGAAAATCAATGTAACATACGTTCCATCAGTTTACCCTCTCGGCACGACTGACGGGACAACATATACGGTTATACCAAGGAGGTAACCATGAAAGTTAAAAATATCATCTGTAGGGCTGGTTGGTATGCCCTTATAGTACTAGTAATTGCGATAGCACGCTACGCTTTCGCTGGTGGGCTAAATCCCCCTAAGACATTCAGCGAGGAGGAGTTATACTCAATAGCAACTAAGGATTGTCATAAACTGACTGCCCAGCGTATGGGTGTTGAGGAGAACCATCCAGCAGTATCTGCTTTTTGCAATTGCTACGGCACGACAATTGCTTCAAAATATAAGGGTATGCCCCAAAAAGAACTCATGCAACACGAACATGAGTTCATGGACATCGGCAAACAATGTGTTGCTGATATAAAATCACAATATCAGCAGGGAGGAGAACAATAAAATGGCACAATTAACATTTGTACTTGGTCGGAGCGGCACAGGCAAAAGCTCATCGCTGAGAAATATGAAAAAAGCAGACGGTGTTGGTTATATCACTGCTACAGGCAAGCCACTACCGTTCAAAAATGATATTCCGCAATTCCATGCGAAAAATTATAGTGAACTGGCGGCGGCTATTAAAATCAGTAAAGCACCTATCGTAGTGATTGATGACTTCAACTACTTTATGAGCTTTGAAGAGTTTTCGAAAGCTGGTATTAAGGGATACGACAAGTTTACCGAAATGGCTGTCAACGTGGTCAATATCATTGAATTGATTACGAAAAAAGGCACAGACCAGCGTTTTTACATTTTGGCGCATAGCGAACAAAATGACGAAGGCTTGTTGAAGCTCAAGACTACTGGTAAAATGGTGAGCGATAAGTTTGTCCCAGAGGGGTTGACCAACCAAGTTGTTGAGACGGCAGTGATTGACGGTGAGTTCGTCTTTAAGGTAAAGACTGACGGCACAGGTATCAAAACACCTTTAGGTATGTTTGAAACTGATACTATTCCAAACGACCTCAAAGAGTTAGACAAAGCAATTGTAAACTTTTATAAATAAAGGAGAATAATATGTCAGATGCAGAAAAGCTACAAAAAGAGTTGGCTAAAGAGCTAGAAAAAAACGATATCCAGGTCGCAGATGATGCAGCCGCCAAGATGAAGGAGAATATCCTGAGCGGAAACAGTGGCAACTGGCTTGGACTTGGCGTTCATAAAGTCTCAGTTGATAAGATTGAGCTAACCCGTGCAAACTCGGGTACCCTTGGAATGACATTTACTGTCAGCAACGCTGACGGCAAGTCTGAGGTTACTATGTGGCTAAGCCAGGCGGCGTTGCCGTACACTATTGAAAACTGTAGCCGTTTAGCTGTTCATAATGCCGAGCAGGACAAAAAAGATAAAGCTCGCAATTTTATGAGTAATATCCTTAGTGCTAAAGAGCTATTCGATACAATGGTGCAGATGTTAAAGGAGCGTAAAAAGGCAGGAAAGGAATTTGCCTGCTGGGTATCCATTAGGGAGAGCAAAACTCAGACTTACGTAAATAAAGACGGCGATACAGTCCCTTCTATCGAGCGCTCTTTGTTGAGCTACAAACCTAAAGAGGAAGCTAAAACTGTTGCGACTAATATGGTCAACAGCAGTGAGGGCGTAGACCTTTCAGAAATCCCATTCTAAATAACTAAATGTGAGCATATAGCTCACATAACGGGCAACTTGAGAATACTTTAGTCCTTTCCTTTAGACCTTTGCACTCAGGTTGTCCATTATGTGAGCTATATAGGAGTAATATGTTAGAACGAGATTTCAAAAGAAAAATCCAAAACTTTGTGACGTTTGATGGGTGGATAATATTACAATTACACCCTGGTTCTGGTATCCCTGAGGGGTTTCCAGATACGCTGCTTATTGCACCAAATGGCTATAGTTGCCATGTTGAGTGGAAAAAATCTAAAGACGCTAAAAGGCGACCGTTGCAGCCATACTGGGTCGATAGGCTGAACAATATGAAGCATGACGCATTTTTCATATATCCTGAAAACGCAGAGGAGTATCTAGAGTATGTTGAAGGAAGAAATAAAGGGTATAAGCCTATATCCCTCCCAAGAGGATTACTTGAGGCGACTAGGTAAACGCCCTTTTATCTTTGCTGGTGTTGGTTCTGGCAAGACGCTGATGGCACTGTTCAGAGCCTATAGGACAGGCTCGCGAAAAGTATTGGTGATTTGTCCTGCTCCAGTCCGCGATACTAGAGTCTGGGAGCTTGACCTCGAGAAGTCAGGGCTGCAGTTTGAGGCTTTTCAAGTAGAGGGATACAGTTTTTTACAGAAGCTAGGCATGCGTGAGGCTCAAAACTATAGTGATTATTACATCATTATAGACGAGGCTCATAAAATCAAGAATAGCCAAAGCAAACAAGGCAAGGGCGCTTATCTCCTTTGCCGAGCCACTTCACGCGGGTATTCACTCCTTAGTGGTACACCAATGAGCAAGTGGGCGGATGCGGTTAACTACGCTAAAGTAACCGGCTTGGTTCGCAATAAAACTGAGTTTTACCGTCGCTTTGTGGTTGAACAGCCGTCCTACGCTCATAAGGGCAAGGATATTGTTGGATACCGCGATACAGATACACTAATTCGCTGGTGGAGTTCAATTGCCTTGAGGGGACGCTCAGAGGAGTTCGTCGAGCTACCTAAAAAGCAAATTATTGGTGTCGATATACCTATCAAGCGTACAGGGTATCTCAAGATGTTAAAGACCAAGATGACATCTGACGGCAAACCGCTGGATAATATCCCTAAGTTTGTTTGGGCTTTGCGAGAATACTCAGAAGTCGCTCCAGAGAAAATCAGCTGGGTTGTAGATAAGGTGGAAGGGCTTGATAACTGCTTGATTTTTGTCAACACGTTATCAGCCATTGAAGCTCTATCTAAAGCGTTTGAGAAAAATCACATAGATTACGGTGTCTGGCACGGAGCAAAGAAAGACGACTTTGCAAGCAAAAACGTGATGATTGTGCAGTATCAGTCTGGTGGCACTGGACTAAACCTTCAAAAGTTTAGCACTACGATATTCTTATCGCCATGCTATAGTTTCATTGACTATACCCAAGCAGTTGGCAGGACGTATCGCAACGGGCAACCTAACAAATGTACTTTTTATCATTTGAAAGCGAAAGGCACTATTGAAGCAGCTATATATAAGAAGCTCAAAGAAAAGAAGGACTTTGATTCCAATCTGACAAACTTGTCAGAGAGTGATATATTAAAAATATTAACCGAAGAAAGGTAAATTATGAAGAAACCAGTAGCAGAAGTAAATATCAAGATATTTAGTGGAGATGGTCATTACAGAGCTGACACTGTCGTCGAACTAAACTCTAACAATCCAAATACTGTTATCGCTACGCTAGAGGCTCTTGAGGATACCCAAAAGAAAATTGCCAAGAAGGAATCTAAAAAGGTAGCAAAGAAATTGATCAAAGAGTTGGAAGATATTTTTAAGGATTAATAA